TGATACCCATGTCTGCCATATCATTAATAGTTAATGTATAGTCTGGCTGAAAATATGGAAGAATTTGTTCTACAATTTGTAGTGCATCATCAGAGTTCTTTGCCATTGCATATAAAGTAATTTCTAAGTTATATGGAACTGGCATAAACTGTGTATCAAGTTTATTTGCATTTGAACTAGAAGATTTAACTTTTTTAAATTTTTGAACACGATTTAATTTTCTAGTAGAATCATATGTCAATGCACCAATTTCAAAACCAAGTCTTGGTAATGTAATTGATGTTGCAGCTGATACAGATGGATCTTGATCTAAACGAGTCAAAAACTTTTGTTGAGGCCCATACGCAAGAGGGACTTTCATTGCTTGTATTACTTCTCCAGAATTGTTTTTACGAACAATCTGAACATTATTAAACATAGTACCAAACGCAACAATGACGTTTCTTATTGTTTCATGGTAAAATTGTTGACCTAACATTATATATTCTCCTTATTCATTCTTATAAACTCCCAGCATCACCGAATGGGTTATTTTCAGAAAAATCTAATACTGTATCATCAAGAGTATCAAATAATTCATTTTGTGATTTTTTATCAGTTACACCATCACCTACTATATAGGTTTCTTGAATTAAGTATGATGAGTCACCAGAATCTGCTGCATTTTCAAGAAGTATATTTGTTCCTACAGAAGAAGAATCGTCTTCCATAATTATATTATCTCCATCTGTTTCTTCTAATAATAATCCAAAATTACCAATAGAATGTTGGATTGAAACATTTTCATTTACAGCAGAAGATTGTTCAAGAGTAAATTGATGTTCTCTAGTATCTTGACTTAAATCAGTTTCAATTGCATCTATCGTAGAAATACCAGTATCTATAGCTTCTTGACTGTACTCATACTGTTTACATCTTAATTTGTAAACTGGATTATTATCAAGTTGATAGAAAGGTTCATCATGGTCTACAAAATTAATTTCAAACATTTTTGCAAGAACAGGGTGATAAACTAAATCTCCCTCTAATGGACGATCTGCGTCTGTCGTTGCAGTATCTTGAAGTATATAAAAACTATCTCCCTCAACAGTTGTTAAGATTGATGAATTAGAAGATTGACTTACACTACCAGCTTCTAAAAGAATAGAACCACCAGTAGTATCTGTTTCATCTTCTAATGTTATCTGACTATCCATTTCTTGGAAGCGTTCTTTAGAAACAACAAAAGTAATCTCGTTACGATTCTCTAAACCAAATTGTGTAATTATTTCTTTATCACCACCAAATCCTTCAGCATCTTCTACATACATTTCAATTGGATGTTGTCTAGTAAATTGTGAAATAGAATCTTCACCTAAAACATTATCTATGGCAACAGTAGTACGATTAACATAATAAACATCATGTCCATATATCTGTATTGCTTCTTTGAGTAAGTCTTGATATAGACTTCTTTCAGCTGCTATTGAGTGTAAGTTACTAGTATGAAATGCGGTGTTGACAGCCATATCGTTATCCTACCATATAATCAATTGGTGTCTCAAATGATAATTGAATTTGCTCTTCTAGTCTTTCTAACTCTTCTTGTGCTTGTGTATAGATAGTCTCACCATTCATAGTTACTCCACCTAACATTGCAACTCCAGAAAACTTAGAAAGATTTGCACCCCATTGTCGTTTAATAAGAGCAGTTGCATATCGTTTCAAGTATATGTCATCAAAAATGTCTGTGTATGATGCTGGATCAATTTTACGATAACACTCAATAATTAAATATTCACCAACAGAAATATCATTTGACCAATCCATATCAATATATAAACGATTTTGATGTTGATTAAAACGAACAGGTTTTTCTCCAACAAGAATATGTGAGAGATAGTCTAAGTGTTGCATTGTCATTTGATACTGAATTATTGATGTAGAACTAAAGTCATATAAATCATTAAGTCTTAATTGATATCTTATGTCAAACATATTGTTTGTCGCTTGATCATCAAATGGAAAAATATTAAGAACAGATACGACAGCAGGCGGCATAGGAATAAATCCATTACCCTCACCAAAAGATGCAGTTACAGTGCTATCTATTGTATCTGTTGCAGTTGTGGTTGTATTGGTTGCTGCTCGTGTAATATCGGCTGCAGTTACTTGATATTTTAAATACATTTTTTCAATACCATCATAATGATATTGTGCAAAATATTGTAGTGCTTCGTCTATACGATCATCTGCTTGGTCATCTGATACGTTAATATCAATCACACCAAAACCTAATGCACGAAGACAATAACTTTTAAATGTTGCTTTTGTTGTAGGTATAGCCATTATTTTTTCCTTTGTCTACTATTTAGGTATTATCAAATTGGAAAGCATTCCAACCTTGACCTACTAATGTAATACCATGAGAAGCTAAAACTGATAATGGGTCTGTTGTTCCATCTTCAAATAATAGTCTATCGTTTTCGTCAGCTGATGTATTTAATACAAGAAAGTCTCCATCATTACTTGCAGAACCATCAGTTGCATTTAATTTAAAACCAGATAGTAATGCGATAGTTCCTGTTTTATCCTGTAGTGATGCTTTTCTATCAGCAGTTGGTTCATCAACTCTGAATGTTGTTTCATGTGCGTCTGCGTTTGCACCTTCAAATACAAATGCATCTGTTACATTTACGATTGTTTGATTGACTGTAGTTGTAGTTCCAGATACCGTCAGATTACCAGCAATTGTGACAGCACCGTCCGATAGAGTTATTAAGTCTGTGTCATCTGTATGACCTATTGTTGCACCATTCATTGAAACATTATCGACTGTAAGTGATGTAAGAGTTCCAACTGAGGTAAGACTTGATGCAGTGACACCAGAGTTAAGTGTGTTTCCTGTCAAAGTTCCAGCAGATGATGTAACTGTGATATTTGCAGTTCCATCAAAACTTGTTCCGTTGATTGTTCTTCCAGTTTCTAGTGCAGTTGCTGTGGCTGCATTTCCAGTTGTATCTTGATTGAGAGTTCCAATGGTGAAATCTAGTGTGCCGTCTGCATCTTGATAAGTTACAGTAATACCACTCTCAGTATTACTACTAACCATATTACCAACGATATCTTGAAGAGTTTCATCACTAACACTATCTGCACCAATAAATTGACCAGCAGAAGAACTATACTTTAAAAATTTACCATCAACTTTTGCAGTAGTTCTTTGTACATCATCTAAAAACTCTAATCGTACTTCACCACTACCAGCACCAGACATTTGAGAAGAGGCGAGTTGTTGGCCAACAAATGATCTAAAATTATCAAACTCTTTTCGTAAAGTTGTAATATCAGTTATTTCTTCTTTGATGTCAACTTTTTTCTTTTTGTCATCTAAGTGTGTAATTGCATCATTTACAAAATTGACTTCTTCTTTTACTTCTATTGGTTTTGGAGTATCGTCTAGTTTGTTTACAAGTTCAACTTCTTCTTCAATATCTTTAGCAGTATTATCTACCAATTCTGTTAACACTGACTCAAGTGCTTCTAATTTAATAGTTTCTTCTTTTTTACTTTTTTCTTTAGTGATCTTTTTCATTTTTTCAATGTAAGATCGGTATACACCAGCTTCAGCAGTTTTGCCCATTTCTTTTGCTCGTTGTTCCATTGCAACGGCCGCCTGAACTTTATGTGCATGAGTTTTACCAGAGTTATCTATTTTTTTTACACTAGCCTTTGCATCTTTAACAGTTGCAAATTTTAGTCCATGAATAGTTCCCTTTGGATTTTCGTCTGTGTATAAATCAGAATGTTTGTCAGAACCAGCTGGTTGACCTTTTTTTCTAGGTATCCTTGGTTCTTCATTTTTTGCTTGTTTGGATGCTTCTTCTAATTCTTTGAGTAGATTTGATATATCAGCTGGAGTTGTTTCAACATAATCTTTACGTTTTTTTTCCACAACTCGAGCCTGTTTAGAAGCTTCTTCCAAACCACTAAAGAGATTTTTGATATCAGATTGATCTATTTTAGGTTTTGAAATAGGAACTACATTTGGGCTTTCACGTTTAGCCTCTTCCAAATCTTTGAACAAATTTGCAAGATCAGATTTTAGTTCAATATTTCTAGAACGCATTTGAGTCACCCCTTATTAGAAGTATTTATAAAAAGGGCAAAA